GGCTCGAAAAAAAGATGATCAATTTTCAAACGTTGTCTATCGTGATACTCGTCTTATCGCCCATCATCGGGAAACGTTGCGAACTATGACGGCTACGGGCGCAAAAAAGCCCGCGCTAGGCGGGCTGGATTGCCTATGTTTTGTGCAGTCTAGCGACCATGATTGACGCTCGTAGCCGTCCAGTCTTTCGCGTCTATAGCCGTCAGTGTGGCCAGCGTCATCGGGATTGCCAGCTCGACAAACTCCCCTGAACCCGTCACATTCGAGGCAATCGGGATGCTGATGGATTCGATAACCATGGGCATCCACGTGCGCCCTTTGTAGGTCATCCCTACCAGACAAGGCGCCTTGCTCGGCATGATTGCCGACCACCAATCGGCGCTGCCTTTCTGGATTTGGACCCCCCGTTCAATCAGGGTTCCCTCGTTGACAATGGCTTTCGGCAGGGACCATTCCACGAGTTTTTCCATGGGCCGCTCGACCTCATCGCGGGCATTCGACCACGCACGGAAAAGGGCCGTAACGCTGAATTTGACCGGGGGCATCCCACTGAAAATCTGCGTACTGTTAAGCTTCGTGACGCTCGACCGGCCTTGTGCCTGCTTGAGCGCCTCATTTGCCATGCCGCCGTCACCCTCGAATCCAAGGGCCGATCCCACCGCGTCCACCACTTGCGAAAGCCCGCCAGTCTGAAGCATGGCGGTAAGGTATGGGGCGCTTTGGTCTACCCCGGATTGCTCGAATGGCGAGGTCCAGTTTTGGGTGAGTTCGCAGCTCGCGTCAGTGAGTGGCGCCACGACATACAGGCCCTCCTTGCGCTTGTACTCGCTACCCACCTTCTCGACCTCAAAGAACGTTGCCAGAAGGTTCGTATTCAGGCCATCCCACTGGCTGCCGAGACGTTCGCGCTTCGGTACGTCCCGTTTCTCTTTGATGGCAGCGTGCGATACGGTAATTGCCATTTCTTCCTCATTGTTCCGTTTTGCGTAACAATCGATTGTCTCGCTTATCGAAACAATCGGTACGGGTAAAAAAAAGGGGGGCACAAGCCCCCCGGCGTCCTCGGTCAGAACGCTATCAAAGCCCCATTTGCTTGCGCTTGCGCATGCTCTTGGCACGCTTAAGCATAGCACGCGCATTGTGCGATTTCAGGCGCGCCTTTTTGATGGCCACTTTCTGCTTGGCAGACAGGCGCACGGTACCGCTCACGCGCTTGTTGATGCGCACTTTCTTGCCGTTACGCACCACCAGCTTTTTCTTGTAGACGGCATCCAGCGCGGCGCCTTCATCCTCATCTTCACCGAACACGTAGGAATCCACGTCATCGTCGGCGGCGTCGCCTTCAGGCAGGGCCGAGATAACAAGCTCCAGAACGCGGTCTGCCACTTCCGGCTCAAAGTCGTTCAGCAGCGCGGAAACGTCATCTTCCGGCACACCCAGATTCAGCAGGTAGTCATAGGCCGATTCGAGAGCGATCTCCAGCAGGTCCTGCTCTTCCGGCGTGATCTCGCCGTCCTTGTCCTCATCAGCGATGCCGATAAACAGAGCAATCAGGCGGTCGGCAGCGGTCTCGCCAGTGTCGAGATCATCGGTTTCTGCCCATTCGCGCACGGCATTGACGGCAGCCAGCCCGATATCTCGGGTAGCGTAGTCGGCGGCAGCGTCCAGAATGGAATTCTTGTCGGCAGGGTTCAGGTCTTCATTCTCTTGCTCAGCCCGGGCCACGACGGCCTTTTCTGCTTTGGCCGAATCAAATTTCACGCGCCGATCTTGGCGCAGATAGCTAGTCAAATCCATTGTCTTTTCCTCATTTGCAAATGAAAAAGCGCCCAAACTACAGGCGCTTAGATTCTAACCCTTCGGCTGCTTACTATTCCATGTCCGGATCATGGATGACGTATTGGCCGTGTTGGTTGGTCTCGGCAATGCTAGACCCAAGGAACGAGGTCCGGTAGGCGTCTCCGCAAAGCATGTCGTCCAGTCCATTCCCGAACGACAGAGCATCGGCTACTTCCTCATCCACGTATCCCGCCGCCAGCCCTTGCGCGATCAATGCACGCTTGACGGGCCACCACCAAGGGCCGTAGTTACGGTAATCCGTCTTCTTGTCGCTGATGCGGCCTGCAATCACTTTGGCCACGCGCTCGGTGTCTGCGTCGTCCATCTGGTAGTAATCACGCCAGCCCTTCGCAACGTCCTCGGTGTACGCAAAGTTCTCTTTGATCTCTTCGATATCCATGGTTTCAATCTCCGCAAAGGGGACGCTTCATCATATCGGCGTCCCCTTGCCACGTCAATCAGACGGGCTTAATGATCAGCTCTTTTTCATTGACGGCATCAGCAAACGATTCATCCTTGAACAGTTTGTCCAGCGCCTTCCCGTGAATGATCCACTGCTTGCTATCACCGTGCCAGCGGGCTTTACCGCCTGCCTCTTGCTCAGCCTGTTTGATCCTGTCCTTAAAGCCGAACGTGCGGAATCCAGTGATGCCGAATTCCTGATCAGCCGGGAAGCCTTCCTGTATCCATTTCTCCATGTTCGCCGCATTTTGTGCTGCCTTGGCTTCCGCCTCTTCGCGCTCTCGCCGTTTCTTCTCCTCCCATTCCTGATTAACGCGCTCCTCCTCTTCGCGGGCCTGTTTGACGAACACTTCCATCTGACCCTGCATCGATTCCACGCCCGGGAAATCCTCTGCCGAATAGAGGTTGTAGTGCAGTTTTGCCGCACGTCGAAGGCCAAGGATTGAAAGCATCCGCGCCACTTTTGGAATGTCATAGCTACCGTAACGGTATGGCGAGTATTCCTGCTTGGCCAGTTCGATTGCCTGCTCAACGATGGCCGGGTCTTTGAGGTAATGGTTCTCGATGTTCTGGGACAGAAGCTTCCGGAATTTCTCGTTCCGTAACACCATCAAATCGCTCATAACAGCATCAATCGAGATCAGATATTGCGCGGCAGCAGCAGCCGTCGTTTCAATGTCAACCTCGGTCCATGTGCCATCATCTTTGAGCGTGGCGACGCTATACGGATCGTAATTGATGACGGAATCCCGATGCGCATCACGGCTAATCCCGAACAGCGGATAACCGTAGGAACCCATCATCAGAACGGGTACGCCCTCTTTCCACAGAACGTTAGCAAGGTCGCCCTTCCATTTGGCGACAACCTGCGTGTATTGCGTGATCGCCTTAACGGTCTCGAACGTTCTTTCCTCTTCCTGCATCGCCTGATACGTATCGATTTTGGCAAACTCTTTCAGAATGTCGTGAGGAACCTTATCCTCATCGATCAGTCGCTCCATGCCGACCGGGGAGGTATCTAAGGCAGCGGAACGCCGGCTATCGTCCTTGCGAAGAGTTGCGAGGCAAAGGGATTTCCTGATGTTCTTCACGACAACCCCGATACCGTCGTTTTTGGTCATGACAAACTGACCCGGGAAAGCAAGTTCATCGCCAACCCTGAAGAACTCTCCGTCCTTAACGTACTGGATTTCGCGTTCATTCAAGCCGCCGTCACCAGACAGGTTCTCCACCTGCTCATTGGCACTCTTGACGCTATCTTGCAGCGCCTCAATGTCGTTCTGCCATTCCTCACGCACGGACGGATCAGAATAGTTCCGATAGCGCGTCCTGATTTCACCCTGCCGCTTCTCAAGCTCGGCAATGGTCTGCGTAAGCCGTTCCTTGGCCTTGTCGCTTCGAGACAGTGCCAATTGCTTGCGCGAGACTTCCAGTTGCTGATTGACCGGAGTAAGAAGCTTGTTGATCATCGACGTGGCCCAGCCGGCCATGTCGGACGCTTTTTTCAGCTCCTCCGCGCTCTTTTGCGCAACCTCAATCATGATCATTTGTTGAGTGACGGCACGGTCACGCGCTGCTTTCTTGGCCTTCTCTTCAGCTTGCGCTTGCGCTTTGGCAATGCTCTCTGCGTCGCCCATACTGTCGATAAGCGAATTCATCTGCTCGCGTGTCAGGCCGGCATTCACTGCCACCGTGCGGCCTTCGCCAGTCATTACCTTCTCGATCCAATCGGCTTTCTTGTTGACCATGGACCGCTTCATCTGGTCGAAAGTTCCTTCGGCATCGTAGTAATAGACGTTCACCTTCGCCGTCTCGTTCCCCTGCCGAACGCCCCGGCCGTTACGCTGCTGCAAACTGTCAGGCGTCCATCCAATCGTCAAATGGTGGATGGCCTGCGTGCCCTTTTGCAGGTTGATGCCGACCTCGGCCTTTTCGTTGGCAATGATGATGCGATAGCGCCCGTCATTGAAGCCGTCCTGCACGTCCTGAATCTCTTCAGGCGAACCGTTGCGCTGGCCCGTAACGATGATGACCTCCGACGCGGGCACGCCCATACGTGAGCAAATGAACCGCTTCAGCTTGTTATGGGTTGCCAGCATGTCGCAGAAGACGATCTGCTTGGCATGCTCGATGCGCTCGCCATTCTTGATGCCGCGAACGTTCGCCGCTTCGGCCTTCATGTTCTCAATAAGGGCCTTGAATTTCTCCGACGGATTCACGTCCAAGGGTACGTCAAGCTTCGCGGCAAGCGCCTCGAATTTGTCTTGAGTCTCCCATGACGTTGTATCAATGATCGTGCGCTTACCATCGAAGATCGCACCAATCTGGACGATGAATTCAACGTCATCTTCATCTTCAGGATTGACCGTAACCTTGATGTTTTCGCTCGCACCAAGGCGCGGTCCATAGGCGCGCTTCTCCTTGATCTTCAGCGCGTTGAATTTGTCCATCAGCTCTTCGGAACCGCCGATATAGACCGTGCGTTTCTTGGCCGCGTCCTCATCAACCATCAGTTTCGACATATTCGACAGAAGGTTGAGCGGGGACATCAGCGTTTTGACCTTGGACCCGTAGGTTTCTGCCACGTGCTCGGGAATTTCCGGGCCTGCGTCAACCGAACCTTGCATGATCTGGTAGGCGAGGATCATCTGACGCAATTGCCGCTCAGTGTCGTTATCCAGCGGTACGCCCTGCACCACCTCTTCACTATCCGGCTGGACGATGTTCCCAGCGTCGGCGGCCGTCTTGATATCGCACACACCACGAACGAGACGCGCCAGAATCTGCGTGTTTTTCAGGCCGACGAAAACATCCATCATCCGCTCTTCGCCGTCCACGCCGAGTTCCTCGCGGTTTTCGACGATGACAGATTCCTTGATGAAGTCGCCCGGGCCAGCAACGCCACACGCATCGTTCACGGCGTCCATGCCCTCGACGATGGACATCATCCCGTAAATTTCCAGCGGCGAGTTAGTGATAGGCGTAGCGGTCAGGCCCAGCACGCCGGAACCATGGTCACGACGGATCAGCCAAGTCTTGCACATCACGTCCACGGCTTTCTTGGATGCAGGCGGCAGGGACAGGAATTTGGCACCACGTACACCGATGGCGAGGACCGCATTCTTGTTGACGTGCATTTCATCGAACACAACCGAATCAATGCCCAGCGTGTGCCAGTAAGGCGCGCCATCGCTCTTTCCGTCTTCGGTCAAAATCTTCTCGATGGCATACAGGCGGCTTTCTACACGATTGCTATCAGCGTCAGAAATTTTGTCCCCGTAAGCATCGCGGTCGTTCAGGCGCATGGCGTCCAGATATTCCTTAACATCCTCTTCCCGGATGCGGATACGCTGGAATGCTTCGGCCGTCATGAAAATCTTCGAGTGAACATTATCCGCGATGCGCTGCAAATCGGCGTCAAAACGCTTGGAATCAACGTCAAGCTTTCCTTTCTTCTCGACGGCACCGACCACCAGAATGTCGTTAGCAACGTCAGCGGAAAACAGGCGGTTGGCTTCCTTCACCCAGTTTGTGATGACGGACTTTGGCACCACGAATACGGTCTTTTTCTTCGCGCCGATGGCTTGTGCATACTGCACGCTGGCCAGCGCCGTAAAGCTCTTGCCAAGGCCCACATCAAACGAGTTGATGCCATTGAACCGCGCTGCGATCTTGCGCACGAAAGCGCGCTGATAGCCGTGCAGTTGGATATCACCGGACAGGCCGGGAATCGTCAGCGGTCCGTCGCTGGCTTGCGTTTTGAAGAAGGCATTCTCAGCCGAGTTCAGGCGGATATCCAATGCCGTCTTAAGCGCACGATTCGAGTGAACCCACAGGTTGAATTGCGTATCAAGCTTGTTCAGGTACTTACGATAGTCTTCGAGAAGATCGCGCTTTGCCTGCTTTTGCTCATCGTCGGAGACGCCATCAATCTTCAGGTTCCCGAACGACACGCGGCCATCGTTCACGTAGCCGATAAGGGCGCGCACGAACAGACGGTCAATGTTCCCGTATGCAACGTATTTCACCTCAGCAGCCGGCAGGCTCACGATTTCATCGTTAGCTACAAAACTGGGATGCCGCGATTTGTTGGCGTACAGGTTCAGAAATTCCGCCTTAGCATCCGCTGACACGTACTTCGTCGTAAGCGTAAAGATCATCTTGGAAACGTCGATTTTCTCGATACGTTCCATCGCAAGCGCGATCTGACGGGCTTTACGCTCGGGCGGTACGTCAGCGTTTTTCAGTGCTTCCATAACATCAGCGGCCTTGCCAGTGCAGACCTCATCCATCAGCGCGACCATGCCGCCATTGTGGACGAATTCTTCCCCGTCAACGTCGATGCCGTTCTTACGCATGTCATCGATGCTGACCCATTTCTGACGGCCCTTGGCGACCTCGAATTTAGCTGCATTGCTCTCGATGGTCTTCAGCTCGGCAACCTGCCCGAACCAAACGGGCGACAGAACGCCACTATCGGTAAACGCCTTGAATCGGTTGTAGACGCCTTTCGCGCTCTCTTTCGGCGTGACGTTGCGTGCGGCCTTGATGGAAGCTTGCACGTCCTCGGTCAGGCGCGGATGCTCTTCCCCAAGGTTGTCGGTCGGGGCTTTCTCATCGAACGCTTCGACGGCCGCGCAAACGAGAACATCAATGCGCTTGCCAAGGTTCAGCGTATTGACCCATGGTTTGACGGATACGTTATTGTCTGCAACGTATTGCAGCGCGCCGGCCACCTCATCGTCACTGAAGTCTGCGTAGTAGAACTGAAGCGCGGTCAGGTCCATTGCCTCGATGACCTTGGCAAACGGGTTGACCTTCGCTTCGGCGCGCTGGACCTCCACGAACGTTTCACCGTCCCAGCGCATCAGCGTGCCATCTGGTGCCGTAATCTCGTCGCCCACGTCATAGGCCAAACTGACATCAGCCGCCCCCAGAGCATCCCAGTTGATGCGCGATTTGAAGCGAAGCTCTCGCAGCAGGGGGCCGATCTCCGTAACGCTCTTGGTAGAGACAACCTTTTGCGTCTCACCCCAGCGGCCGTTAACCGTCACTTCCTCGCCGTGCAGGTACTTGCGTCCTTCGCCCTTGAACCAATTGCCATCGATGAATTCATCGAAGAGAACGCCCATCTCTCGCAGTTCATCGGCCTTGCCAGCACGGAAAAGAGCATCAATCTTTTCAGCGGCATCAGCCCCGTGCTTCTTGAATACGGCAACGTCCGTAATCACGTCAGCGCCGGTTGTCTCAAAGACACTGTTAGGCAAGCGGATAGCGCCGCAAAATTCTGCCTTCAGGCTGATCATGGTCCGCACTTTGGTTTCACGTGCCCCACGATTGGCAACGACGCTACCCGGCAGAATCACGGCCATCAGGCCGCCCGGCTTCAGCTTATCGAGGCCGCGCAGCAGGAAGTAGCCTTGCAGACTTTGATCCTGATATTTCTGGTCCATTCCTTTAGCGGTACGGATGCCGGAATCACCGAACGGAACGTTAGTTACCAGAGCATCGAACGTGCCGTCAGGCGTGCGCGAGGCGAAGCTCTCGAACGGCTCAATGGCAACGTTATTGCCGGTCTTAGAGTTCAGCGCCTTGTTGATCTTGCCGGAAACCTCGCTGATTTCCACGCTTTGCATGACCACACCCTTTGGCGCCGTCGCCCCAAAAATGCCGGTACCGCTGCTAGGGTCCAGCACTTTACCGCCCTTAAACCCGAACGATTCGCCCAGCATGTCCCACATGCCCGAGACGATGGGTTTCGGCGTGTAGTATTCCGTCGCGCTGCCCGTCTTTCCGGTAAGCGGGTTGATTAGACCGCCGCCACAACCGCTATACGCGGCCAGCACGGCCTTTTCTTTTTCGTTGAGTGTCTTGCCCTCATCGATGCTTTGCAACAGCGCATAGGCCGCATCGTTGGCTTTCTTGCGTTCGGCGGTCTTACGTTCTGCGTCAAACTTGAACGCTGCATCTACGGCTTCTTTCTCGGCGGTACGTTCCTCAGTCTTTGCCCCTTTGAGCGCATCAAGCGCGGCCTTGATGGCCTTGATACGTGAGAGACGTTGAGGGATCGTGTCGCGGGGAAGGGCTTGTGCAGCTTTCAGGTTTTTGATCAGCTTCAGCTTCTCAATAACTGTCATTGGATGTTCCTTTTTTGCGCAAAAAAAACGGCCGGAATCTCTTCCGACCGTTCTGATTTTAGGCCATCACCCTATCACTTCATCGATTCCTCGGCAGCAGCCACCATGTATTCCTCGTATTTGGCCAAAGCCTTTTCCAGCAGTTCCAACATCTCGCCGGACGTGTAGCGGGCCGCGATCTCTTCCAAGCGCGCATCGTCAGCGGTGGCCGGATCGAACGTTTCGAGATAGGCCCGGTCGGCGGCTTCCTGCGGGTTCACCGGATCATTCAGCGGCGTAGCATTCACTGCCTCGGCTGGTTGTTCCGCGACGGGTTCCGGCGCCGGCTCATGGACGGGTTCCGGGGCTGGCGCTTCTGGCATAGGCGGTTGCACTTCAGGCAGCGGCGTTGCTTGCGGCTCAGGATTCGGCGGGTTCCTCAGCTCTTCCATTTTCACATCAGCCGCGTCAGCGATTTCTTTACGCTGGGAAGGCGGGAAGTCGTTCCGGACAATCTCGACCTTTTCAAGCGCCGTCAAAACACCAGCCTCGGTAGTGGCCGCCTGAATCTCGCCCATGATCTCGTTATAGAGCGGCATGTTCAGTTCGGCGCTCTTGGCGTAGAGAGCCGTGCGGATACTCTCGCGCTGCGATTCCATGTCTTCCCTTCCGCGTCCTTCGGTCATGAAACGGAATTCCTTGAACGTCGCAGACTTCTTCAACTGCCTAATGTCCACGATAGACGTGGCCGAATTGATCAGCGACATAACCGCATCTTGCAGGCGAGTGACACGCTCTTCCAGCGTTTCGGGCTTTGGCTCTTCGGGCGCTGGCGCTGCTTCCTCTTTCTTTTCAGGCGCTGCCTTCAGTTCCGCTTTTCGATCTTTAAAAGCATCTGCAATTGGATTAATAAACCCGCCGATAAAGTCTTGTCGCTCTTCCTGTGTCTTGTAGGTGGCAAGGTACTCATGGATGATCGGCAAGAATTCCTTACTGAATTTCTTCCATTGCTCATCAAGTGTTGCCAGCGAATCGGCTTGCTTGAGCAATTGCAGCTCATCACGTAGACGCTGCTTTTCATCCCCTTTGAGTTTCAATGCCTTGCGCTCAGGAAGCAATGCGGCAAGGCGGTCAGCAAGCGCATTAATTGCCTCGTTGAATTCCGGAATGGTTGCATCTCTGTTTGCTGCATTCGCCCTCGCGTTGAGAACGACATTCCACATGCCAGCAGTGGCCCCGCCGCCTTGTGCGGTTTGGGTGTACTGGTTAAGCGCCAGCAGGTTAGCGGTTGCCGCACGGAACGCCTTAACGATCCGCTGCTTATCCTCTTCGGTAAGGTCCGGATTGGTGAAAGCATCTTGAAGAGCATTTGCACTGGCTTGCCCGTTGATGTTCTTCACACCAACAGCAATAGCGTGTTTAACAGCAGCCTGATGCTTTGCTTGCTCCGTGTCTTGCGCAACCTCCGAAGCTTCGACAGGGGCAGGTTCTTCGGGTTGCGGCTCCGGCTCCGGCGTCACTTCAGGTTCAGGCGCGGGCTCGGGTTCAGGCGCCGGCATGTTCCGCTTCTCTTCGAGTTTCATGCGGAGGATTTCCAGCTCATGCGTTTTGTCGTCCACTTCCTTTTCAAGCGCGACGATCTCGACTTTAAGCGCCTCCACGCGCGCCACGCGCTCGACACGGGCAGCGTTGTTCCGCTCGAATGTCGGACGGTTTTTGATGGCGATCTTGGCCACGCGCCGCATCACCTCTCGCGGGTCCAAATCCTGCCCTTTCTCCGGAGCTACCAGAATCGTGATGTCCTTTTTGTTGAGCATCCATTTCCATGAAATCAGCTCATCTTGCGGCGCGATCTTGGAAGGCGTCACGTCCGGATTGTGAAAGTAGATGCTGATCGTCTGGCCGTCGGCAAGCTCATAAACAACCGCCACTTGAGCCGTGCCGTTCTTCTTGAATGGCTTGCTCACTTGGAAGTTAAGCGCCTCGGACCCGTACCGCTTCATCTGGTTTTGCATGATGCCGGCCACGCGCTCAAGGCGCATCATGGGCACTACCAGAGCATCAAGCTCCACGATTTCGTCAGCGTCGCCGTAGATGTCGTCAAGCGTCAGCGGCTCAAGCGCAAGGCTAGTAGGGTCGGTCTTGCGAATCTGGTAGAGAATTTCCGTCATCGGGACATCCGGATCGCCGTTGCTGTCCCAATAGACCTTGTTGAGTTTGGGTTCTTCCTTGATCGTCGGTTGCATGGCACCGCCTTCCTTAATCCATTGTTGAAACTGCGTCATCGTCATCTTTGTAGCCGTCGCTCGTTGCGCGTAGACGTTCCGATACGTTTCCTCGGCGTCCACTTTGGAAGTGAAGCCTAGGAACACTTTCGGCTCATCGAATTTGTTGCCCTTCATATGGTCGATGACAAACACGTCAGCCGTCACGCTCGCTTGCGGCGAAAGGAACATATCGATAGCCGCGCCATCCGGGGCTTTCGTGCCGGCAATGTAACCGTAGTGAGCCGTCAGAAACGACGCCCCTTTGCGCCAGCCGGCCGGGATTTCCACGCATAGCGAGAGCGGGCCGAACGTAGTGCGCTGGACCTTGCCGTTACGCGCCTTTCGTTGCGCCTCGGTAAGCATCTTCAGGCCGTGAATCATCATTTCAGCGCCTCGGTGGCTTCCTCGATCTTCTTATCAAGATCGGCAATAACCTCTTTGAGAGCGTCGCGCTTCTCGGTCAGGGATTTCTCCGTTTCCTTGACCGTGTTGCGGATGCCGGCAGGGATCGTCACTTTGGTACGCGCCAGCTTCTTCTGGAAGGCAGCGCGCCCACCGTCAAGCTTCGATGCAATTTCCTCAATGGCCTTTTGGTGCTCATCCTGATTCTTGAGCGGCAAAACGCTGCCATTCAGTAGCACTTGATACACGTCTCCGGTCGGCTTGATGCGGGCCGTCACGCGCTGGGAATCGGCAAAAGTGAAGTCGAATTCCTTGTAACTGACGCCAGCACTACGCTTAGGCTTGCCAACAGCCATTTCCACGACGTTGCAGCCGAGTTTCAGAAAGGCGCTTTTGATTTTCTTGGCCGCCGGATCATCTGCCGACAGCGTTTCAAACTTGAATAGAACGTTCTTCATGGGGTGCCCCATTGTGTGTACACCCCGTCATTCTAAAGGTCGGAGAACAGATTAGCAGCCTCTTCGGTTGCTGCTTCAGCGGCTGAAATCATCGTCTTGTCGCTCACGCTTTCGCCGCTGGCCGTGTACGTGGAAGTCTCAAGAAACGCGAACGCCCACGTATCCGCAAGGTCAGGCGATCCCATGCCTTCCCATTCCGGGCCGTGCTTTGGGGGGACTCTTAAGCGTCCTTTATCCGTGAATGTCTTCGGGATGCGCGATACCTGATCAAGGCCCACCGCCCGATGATCGTTTGTCAGCACACTAAAGCGCCCTTCCTTGATGGCTCGTGCCAGTTGGTGCGTGGCTTGAGCGCGCAAATTCAGGTACCGATCCTTGTTCACGTTCCGGAAACAGGGGTTGCCCCAGTTCACGCGCTGGACCATTTTCCCCGCGTCCTCTAGGTCTTGGCAGACGTTGATGCCGAGGCCTCCACTATCCACCACAAACGTAACGTTAGGGTAGGGCGCCGCCGCCTCGATAATGTAGTGGGCAAACTGATTGGACCGGATGTTGTTCGTGAACAAAGGGATGTCCACCACCTCTACGCGGCGCTCTTCCCCGTATCCATACACGCGGCAAACAGATACCGCGCTCTTGTCTCGCAAGCCCTCACCGGACGCAATGTCGCAGCAGATAAAGTACCCGTAGTGCTCGTTCGCGTTGATGATCCGACCGCGCTTGTATGCGTTCTCGACCGCCTTTCTGCCAACGAAGAATCGGGCCGAATCTTGCGGGAACAGGCCAAGGATGCGCACGCGCCGTTCATCGTCGTCATACATCGCCCATAGCGTTTTCAGCGATTCATCCGATACGTGCGGCGAATCGATGGATGACATTGTGATGTTGTGCCAATGCCCCCCGTTACGCTCGCTCAGGCGGTTAAAGGTATCGTAGAAAAAGCCGCTATTTTTGGTCGGCTGTGAAGTGATGATGAATCGGTTTGCCGCTTCCGTCAGGGCTCCGTTCAGCGTCATCATGACGGTATCCGGGATGGATGATCCTTCGTCGGCAATGATCGTCAGGAATTTAGCGTGACGGCCGGCCATCTTGTTAGCGTTCTTGGCGTTCGCCGTCTTCAGCTCCATCAGCCAGTTTTGTTCATACCCTCTGACGCGCAAATCCCCTGAAGCCATAAGCTCGATCTTGTCGGCCAGCCACGCATACGGGCCTTCCTTGAGGCGCCCGATTTGCGACGCAATCTCTTTAAGCGTGGATGCCTTGATCTGGTCGATATCGTTGGCGGTAACGAGAACCCACGCTTTGTAGTGGGTGAAGAGAAGCCAAGGGATGATGACGGAAAGACTGAAAGACTTGCCCGTTCCGTGTCCTGATGCCACGCTGACACGACACCCCGGGGCACTGACGGCATCCATCAGTTCCTTTTGTTGAAGGGACGGCTTCAGCTTCAGCACTTCGACCGCAAAGCGGAAACAGCTTCCGGCATACCGCTCAACGAACGGCAGCCATCGCGGGTCTTCTGGCAGCGGGATGAACGCCATCACTTCACCTCGATATCTTCAACGTCAAAACCGAGGCGCGCCGCCCGTCCTTTAATGGCGCGCTGCTTCTCTTCGATCTCTTCGGTAACGCGCTCGTACACGCCCTCTAGCTGCTTCTCAAGGTTGGCAGCATTGAACGTCACCTCCTCCCTCACCTCGACCTTATCTTTCCAAAGATGAGGCTGCCTGTTTGTCAGCCAGAACTTGATGGCGGCAACGTCCGGAAGAATATCCTTATCAATCGCGATTGTTTCTGGCCCATTGGGCGAATTCACCACCTTCATTTCCGTTATCTGGTAGCCCATCGCCCGTTTGAAGAGCGAATGCGCTATGTTCGCATCGGCCAGCATTCGGGCGCGTTTGACCGCTTCCCCAAACTCCGGATGTTCTTTGCACCACCGGACCACAGTACCTTCGGCCACGTCGAAAGCGTCGGCCAAATCCTTGAGTGTGCCACCTAGCAGGCCGATCTTATAGGCGACCTTGTGCATGCCGGGCACGTATTTCCCTCCCACTGACAGAACGTCATCGGGAAAGGTATTGATCTCGTCCGGTTCATTGTCGTCGCGCTTAGCCATGATCGAATCTACAACCTCTTCAGGTAGTGCCTGCGTAAAGCGTTCCTTGAATTTCTTCCAGCCCTCAGAAACGTAATGCCGGTGGACATCAGAGCGGCGTAGACCGTATTTCTCTGCAATCCACCGGCTCCCATATCTAGGGGATAGCTCCCATTCAAGTCTTATAGCCGCCCAATTCGTCATTAAGGTACTCGGTGGCTTTCTCCCCTGCGTACTCAAAACGCCTGATCTTCAGGCGCACGTTAGATACCTTTTCTCGGCCGCCATAGATACGGGCCTGAAGCTTGGCGCCGTTTCGCATGTCCTCAAATTCGGGGTTATCGGATGCAAACTGCTGGAATGCCAGAGCGATTCCATCCACCACCGATGCAAGTTCCTCTGTGCTTTCCTTGATTTTGTGGATTTGGTCGCTCACGGACCGGATAGCGCATAGATCGCGTTTGCGCGTCTTCTCCCAATACTCGAACAGACAGGCGCTTACATCCCGATCTTCGCGGAAGTTCTGGTCAAACTCAAAGTCTGACGATTGGCAGAGAAGGAAATCTGTCGTCACGCTATAGGCGCGTGAGCAAAGAATGACGTACTCAAGAGAAGGCGCAATTTCCCCGGCTTCGATCCGCATCAAGTGAACCGAATTCTTTGCGCCAATGAGTTTGGCGGCAGCGGTTGTAGTGAGGTCGCACATCTTGCGCGCTTCTGCAAACCGCTTGCCGATTGAAACAAGGTCCATACGTAAACCATTAACAAATGATATGAGACCGTATCAATGTAATGGTTTCCGCCTATCATGTCAATGAGTTAGCGAATGTTCGCGCTCATTCCCCGTCTTTAAGGAATCGCATCAGGTTGCGGGCTTCTTCCAGCGGGATATCCACGATCTTTTCATAGTTCAGCCCAAAATGGTCGAGAAGCGTTCGATCCGTCCATTTGCCAAGAATGGGCTTTACGTGCTGATTGTAGAGCGACTCCCCAAACGGCCGGACCGCTGGCGGAAGGTATTCCCGTTTCTTCTCTGGTTTGGAAGCTTCAGGCGCTGGCGCTGCCTCGGTGGCGGCTTCGACAAACTCCACGTCCTCGATGACATCAGACACGGCCTCGCCGGCGCGCACTGCGTCTACTACCTCTTTGGCTTTCGTGGCGCGCTTCTTCTCGGCGGCAGCCTCGGCTTTCGTCTTGATGCCGGCAGTGGGAGACGGCTTCACGGCTTCGGATTCATTGACTACATACTCGTCGAATTCCTCGCCAATGGTCTTGCCCGCCATTTCCTCTGCCGTATACGCGCCAGCTACGGACGGGAAGCCCTTGCGAAGGGCCTGCGACATGGCGCACTTGGCCAGCATCCCATAGGGGCGCTTCTTCCACATGGCGTTAGGCGCGCCCTCTTTATTCGTGCTGACACATTCCGTAAACCGCTCGTAGCCGACAAACTCCGCGATACGCCCCCCATCGATCAGGCGCAAAACTTTGACCTTGCACCATGCCGGATAGGTCATCTTGACGCCCCCCAGAACCTCCGTGATATCCGGGCCGTACTCCGGCTCACCGATGCCCGCGCAACCGTTACGCTCGGCTGCCGTCAGGTGGAAGTTCACCCCGGGCATGATCGTGTCGCGATTTGTGCGCGTCTTGGCGTCCCACATGGGCACGATATGGACAGGGCGCTGCATCGGGTCCAGCTTCGCGGCGCGGCAGTATTCCAGCACGTTGATAACGCTTTCGTCACTGGCGCCGGGGTAGAGCGACGCCTTGAGCGTGGCGATAGCCGTGCTTTGCGGCATGTTCAGTACCGCGTATTCAGATTGTTGGACCGCGAGTTCATTGCTCATCGAATTCTCCATAGGTGGCTGCAAACGCTTGAATTAGCGCCTCGTTATGATCCGTGATCTGGACGCCATTGGCCTTCAGAAACTCGCCGCTAAACCTGCCGTCACTGGCAGAAACTTTGAGCCGCATTGACCATCCCTTGCGCAAAGACATTGCCTTCTTGGCCTCTTTAGCGTCACTCAGCCATCCAAATTTTGCTTTGATCCCGGTGGCTTTAACATCCTCCGGATTCATGATGACATCCTCAATCCCGTCGAAGTCGACCGATGACAGCAGGCGGTCGGCATCGTTCAGCAGCTCACCAAGTTTGCCGCCTTTCCATGCGATACCGCCGACTTCGCAGCCCGTAATGCTGGCAACGTTCTTTTGCCACGCCTTTGGCAAATCATCGATATCGTTGAAAAAGACGATGCCGCGTTTCATCCATTTGGGTACCGTGCGATTTATATTAACGGAAACGATGGCCACTGTAATTGGCGCGTTGACGCCTGTTTCATTGGTCAGGCGTTCGTTGAATGCAAGGCGTTCATACACGCGATTCTTGAATGTATCCATATCAGGATCAGCGCTAGCCTTCCAGTAGCCGCCCAGCACTTCGAGGCCGTAGGAGTTGAAACGTCCTTATCAGTCAGGAAGCCTTCGGGCAGTTGGAAGTCGAAACGAATGGCGACAGGACCGATAAAGTAATGGTCAATATACGGCTTTGGCATTGAGTTCTCCGATTGCTTTGAACATCTCGATGGTTGATGAGGGAATGACAAAATCTTTGTCAGTGTGGACAATATACCCGCTTGCGCTGCCGTCTTCTTTGATCTGAACATCGTGCAGGTACACTCGCTCGCCGTCAGGAACGCGAATATTTGCGATATCCGCTGGCGATTTGATGGGTGTGGTGTAGACGTTAATTCCTTTCGTGTACCCCATTAGGTCCACGATATCCCGGATTGGCGTACTGTTTGCATCCATGATCCGGGCGACGCGCTGCCAGATTTCATCGATGCAATCTCCGTCAAACCAAACTTGCGTAACTCTTGTGCCTTTATTCGTGCTTGAGCATCTGTGCAGAAAATCGATTCGCTTTAACCCGTTGAATCTGTATATCTGATTCGACGTAATCACGAAGACATTGCGCGCACGGTCTATCAGGCGGAAAACATCTTCCTCTTGCCTAAAAGACAGATTGACGCCACGCAAATCAATGTCGAGAAACGAAAGTTCAGAATCGGCATTAAACCGAAGAATGCCGCCAAGCCCTTTCCCCTCCAAATAAGGGGATTCTTCGTTAGAAACGGCCCATCTCATTGAATCGGCCAGCATCACAGTTCCTCCCCGAAGAAGAAGAAAAGAACGAAGATGCCGACAAGGCCGAGGATGATCTCGCCAATCGTTGGAATTTCGCTGATGATCATTTGAGTAACTCGCAAAGGATGATGGAATGGAAGATGAGAGTAGCGGCCAGAGCGAAGGCCGCAAAAGCCGCGTCACTTCTCATCGGTGGACGCTTCGAGAGTGGATGCAGGAATCATAGGGCAATCCAGCGTGATATGCAAGCGGTTTCCGCGTTCGGTTGTCTTTACCAGACATTCGGTCGGCTCTTTGGCAACGAAGATCAGCAGGAACGGCAGAGAGACAAGCATGACCACACAAAGCCAGCCCATGATTTCCACAAACATTTCTTCGGTAAACAGATTCGCAAACTTTGTTTTCATGTCAATCTCTATGAATCATCAGCCGCTGGATACGCCCGGCCTCTAGCTGGACGCAAGCATTCCGAACATACAACGACAATTGCCGGCACTCTGGGGATTCTTGGCAATGTTCTTTGCAATACTTAATGTTCTCGCGGGCATCAAAAAATACCAGAGCAATCAAGCCAAGCAAGGCGAGGCTTAACGCAATCTGCCAAACACGCAGGCTCATCACGCTGCCCCTTTCACGTAGTCCAGTAATTGAACGACAGAGAACGCAAACAATGACAAATCAATAATGTCTTTTGCCATAGATATAAGCGCATATTCCCATGATGGATATGTCTCGTACCCTAGTGCGCGCCTTACCTGCCGCTTCGTAAACGATCCCAGAAAAGCGAGTACACAAGCCGCATTCAAATAAATAATCATTTCATCCCTCCAAATGGGCGCATGCCGCGCCCTTGATTGATTACAGATTGAACATCGAGAAGAAGCCGACCGCTGCGAACGCTGCGATGACAGCGACGATTGCTTTCCCGGCGATCTCGTACCGCACGGCATCGCGTGGGCTTTCGCCGGGTTGCAGCGTCACGTTGACGTTGGCGAAAAAGAAGACAGTGACGCCGACAAACAGGAAGATGATCAGATTCATGTCAGAAGTGTTTGGATGCGAAGGTCCATACCGATTCCAGAATGGCATTAATCACGGCATATGAGAAAAGAAAGCCCCACAGAATGACGCCTCTGATAACCGCCTCAACCAAGAATACCTTGACCTTTCCAGTTCCTGCCTTGGCTTCTACTTTAATCTTTGAATTGAGATAGAAGAAAAAGAATGCCAAGACAACAGCGCCAATCCATTGCGAGACGGTCGCATGCTCAAAAGCATGGATGATCGTTTCCATTGCATACCCCTTGAGTGTGATTAGAACATTTCAGCGATGACGAAGAGCGCCAGCGCCGGGAATAGCGCCAGCAGCGCGGATGCCGTGATGGTCGCCCAGTCTTTCGGCAGGTGAACTAGTTTCTCCGTGCAGAATCCGACAACCCACACGGTTGCGACGGCCCAGAAGGCGAAGAAAAGAAGGATGTTCATAGTTCATTAAGATTGAAAAGTTTTTCGATGACCTGCAAATCGCGTTTCATGAACGGATGTGGAATTGTGTTGTAGCCGATGATGGCAATCATCTCCCCTAAATGGTTTGACACCAAAACATGACGGACACGCGCCGCCTTCATCATCCGCCGATCTTCATTACTCGGGTTCATCAGAACAATGCCTACATAGTCGCGCTCATTCAGCGCTTCCAATGCTTCGACAAGCGTGCTTGCAAGAAACACGCGCAAGCTAGAAACACTCGGCTCAAAGCCGGGAATGACGTTGCAGGCATGGTTGATTGCACTGGCAATTGCCGGTCCGTTGATTTCCGAAAACTCGGTCACGACATGCACCGGGCGACCTTTCAGAACAGTCCGTCCGACCTTCTCGGCGCACCCTATCCGCAAGTCTGACGTAATCTCGCCTTCAGCCAAGACGTAATCGTGCCATCCGGCCGCCCTCTCGGCGTTCTGAATTGAAACGTAAGGGATGGCGTTAACGTCATAGATAACGGACATCCAAGACGGAGCGTCTTCACTGTAATCTTTCAGCCGCTGCCCGTAATGGTCTGCAACCGCTTGACCAATAAAAGAGAGAGACATACCCATAAATTGTTTAGGATTCAGCCCGGGCACTTTGATGCTACCGACGCGGATTTTTTCCAGCGTCACGTCAGCAATGATAATGTCCTGAATGAGGTCGTTGCATTTAGGTTTGAACGACAGCATGATGATTCCTTGTTCGTTGGATTGATCAGATTCGACGCTCACAGTCTGCGTATCCGGCCCGCAAGCATTGTTCGTAGGATTCGGCGGCTTCGCGCACGATCAGCAGCATCGAGGCGCGAGATTCGAGGCAATCTACCATGTCTGGAGTGCCCGGTTGATAGAGACGGCACATCAGCGCCGCCTCTTGTTGTTCACTGGCGGTCAGTTTCTCGTATTCACCGGCCGAGGCCAGCGCGGGCAGGATCAGGATCAGGGAGAGAATGCGTTTCATTGTGGGAAGTTGCCTCTAGGGCGTCTTTGAAAGTGTATGTATGGTACGGGTTGGCCTTGAGTTTGTCAATCTGGCGTTTCACCCCTGCCACATCATCCGGATGGACCCACCGTAGCGCATGCTCATGACCGTCTGCCAGCGCGGCTATGGCCACAAGCACCATCCCCTGCCGGTTGATCCACTGATCCAGCGCGCCGTAGCGGTCGGAATGGTTCATCACGGACGTGACGTTCAGCGGATCGGCGGCCAGCTCACGCGCACAGGATCGCGTGACGTAGACGCAATCTACTGCATCCATCAGCGCCTCATCGTCGAGGCGCTCGATCCAAAGGGCAAATGCCGGGGCGACGCCTCGATAGACACGGGCCGATTCATCAAGCGCCGACAGAATCTCCGGTGTCGCTTCCAGATACTGATGGGGACGGGTTGACATAGGATTGCTTCAGAAATTTGGTTGTTTCGGAAAGGAGGTCGAACCATTTGGTATCGGCCGACCGAAGCCACGAGATCATTGCGTCGGCCATACCTTCAGTGAATGCGACGGGTTGAAATGGCAGGCCGTCCCCGTCGCTGATATCAGCCGCAATTGCGCTTTTCCATTCATCGCGTGGCCGTGATTGCATGATGTTCACGGCCCGGGCGATGACGTAGATAGCGTGCTGCGTGATTAGCTCTCGCTCGCCCATTCGTCGCTCGTAGAAATGGATTCGCCAAGGGCCATGGCCACTAGCTGAATGGCTGCATTCAGTTTCGCAATGTCGCCATGGCGCCGGACCTCGATTAGTTGCGAGTAGAGTTTTTCCAGTTCGTCTTTGTTGAGCATTATTGATCCTCCCATTTCATTTGAACCTGAACCATTTCGTTATCTATCCGCCACTGAAACACAGAAGCAATCCGGAATGCCTTTTTGATTGAATCTTTGTCCTCTTCGCTCCAGCTACTGTTATTCGAAGCATGGAATAACACACTGGTAACAATGTTTATTGCTACTTTCATAGCATTCTTGTCGTCGATGGCAATTCCATAAGTCAATTCTTCAGTGTCGTAAGGAATCTTTACCATCATGCCGCGTCCTCTTTGGTTTTTACGATGATTTGCGCAACGACGCCAAGCGAAAACATAGCGTCAATCATCGCAAGATGAACTTTATACTGGTCGCAGTCGCCATCCACGCATGCACGTACCGTATTAACTGCACGGTAAAGGCCGACAATTTCCCCGGCGATCTCATCGAACGCGGCCGCCTTCCGCTCAAGAATGGCTCGCTCTTGCTTGGCCTTCTGGATGTCTTCTTCTACCCCCTTCACTTTGTCGCCGGCTTCACGTTCGCGGATGTTCTTTGCTAAATCCTCAAAGAATTGCCGGCCCTTGTTCTGCCAGTGATCTTCATAACTCGACCGCGTGATGAAATCGTCATCGTCTGCTACTGGCGGACGTTGTTCCTGCTTTTCCGGACCGCGCCAGTAGCTCGCAGGCATGGTATGGAACATAACCACGTCACACAATCTCCATGTAAGGTAAAGAGCCTGCTCTACCTCTTCTCGGCGGACATCTGGCGGCAATTGCTTGCCAATGTTTTCCAAGACACCGGCAGAGAATTTGAGCGCGTTATAGACCGCCCTTACCTCACCTTTATCGATGGATTCTGTAAGCGCAGTGTATTCTTCAATTTTCATTGTTCACTCCGTTTTGAGATTCTTGCTTTTGGGTTGCTTGCGCTTGGAAGAGACCAAGATACTTCCAAAATCCAAGGCATCAAGCAAGATCATCGAAAGACAGCTCGCCGTTTCTACATCATCACTATACTTGCCTAGATCGATTATCTCGGTTTGAACGCTTTGCAAAGTTTTATACACAAACTGAAGAGTTTCCTTAACCGCGCTTTCGTCCCAAGCATCGATTTTTCTTGCAATTCTTTCGTATTCATCCATGATCATTCCTCTCAACTGACGATTTGAAGTTGGCCTGTTTTGATCAAATATAAAAGCACAAACATAAGATTTGTAGCTTCTCGTTGCTCTTGGATGACAAGATCGGGGGGGCATACATCGAATTAGTTCATGCAACATGTACGCGCCGTTCTGTATAACCTCTTTGATGCACTCGGTGTCACCGATTTGCAGCCCATCATAGAGCGACTCAAATTCCTTCTGATTCATCGCCGCCTTCCAAAAGGATTTTTTTCATCTCTACCATAAGGCAAACCGCCTCGAAAACCGCCCCTTCTCCGTTTATCAGAAATCTCCGATCTTTCGGCAGAAATTCCGCCAAAATATCAATGACGTGAGCGACGGCTTTCTGCATTGAATCACGGTCTCCGTTCTTCACGCCGGCCAAAACCGCGTCAAAATCGCTCATCTTTTTGAGGCCGAAAATCTTCACTTCAAGGTCTAGATTCATTTTTTGAGCGACTTATAAATCCGTTTATTCATCGCCTTCCCCAAGGATTGCTTTCACCACATTTTCATGCGCCTCCGTCATGAAACGGCAACCCTGATCAATAGCAATAGGGTGCGCTGTTTTTTCTCTGATTTGCAAAAGAATGTCGATGACCTTCTCTAGAATGTGCTCATCGTCGCTCACTTCAGGCTCATCGTAGCATTCCGGCTTATGATCAAAGTAGTACATACGGAATTCGGTGAATTGGTCGCTGATGCGCCGAAGATCGGCCACGTATGACGCCAATAAATCAAGTGCCACACTTCTTTCATTGAGGCATTGACGAACGGCCGCCTCTTTCTTCAGCCATCTTATAGCATCAGGTTCGATGGCGCGAGTATCCTCGACGCTATCGATATACCTGTTGATGCCTTCTTTTCTGATCTTGTAGCTATTCATGATCCTTTCCTTTCAACCGCACGATATCTAGGTTTCCGCGCTCGATTTCTGAATTCAGCATGAAAAGAAAGTTAGCCGCCCGTAATACGTCCGTGCTAAACGCTCCCGTCCGTTCATCGTCGATCAATGCGGATAACACGGTTTCAGAAAACTGAACAGCCTTCTTGGCAGCATCCGTATTGTGGGAAAAAAGGCCGTTCATGACACTTTCATACTCATCAATTTTCATTTCGTCTTACTCCGGCATCGCCTCGTCCAGAATCTCGACAATCGTGATAAGCGCGGCCTCCGCCTCGAACAGCTTCAGCAGCGGAACATCCTTGACGTGCCCTTCGTGTTGAATCAGGTTGCCAAGGATGGACGCCGCGTCGCGGATTTGCTGCTTACGTGCAGCAATATCGCCAAGTGCGGCAAACATCGTTTGTTGAGGGGTGTTGAATGCGTCGTATCTCATTTTCTTACTCCGTTCGTTGTCTAATTACTCTACTTCTTTGCTCAATTCGGATTCCAAAGCGTCCGCTACACTTTTCAAATACCCAATCGGGTCAACTCGATAAGTATTTGCATGGATTTCAGCCGTCTTAATGGCATCCAAGGTTTCCGGGGAATCGACGATGATTTCTTCCTTAAAAATGTCGAATTTCAAGGTTCTGTCAGCGTATCCATTGATGTTTTCCCGAATCAGACTAAGTATCTTCCTCAAGTAATGGCGATGAGACAGCGCATAATCACGCCGTTTCCATAAGGAATGCCACGCGGAAACCTGAAACATCGATGTTTCAAAATCAATCTTTCCCCGAATCTCTCGCGTAAGAAACCCAACGTAGACGTACATCACAGTTTCCTTTCAAGCTTCATGATTTCGAGGCAGATGCGGTATTGGCACATAGCCTTATCAAATCTTGCGGCCATGTTATCGTCGTATTTGCCGGCCAGAATTCCATTCTGGTAGATTTCAACCATCATGCGTCGGCAAATATCTGCGTACTCTTTGATCTCCGGTGTGATGTTCTCGTTGCTCATTTCAGTTTCCATATGAGGGAAAGGAAGGATTTCAGCGGCCCGCTACGGAAGAGATTGATGCGGGCCACAAGGAAGATGCGAAGCCAAGACTTACGCCGACGCATATTCAGCAAGCGTAGCTTTCATGAAGGCGCGCTCAAGCTTGCGCTTATGGCGCTCACGATTGACGCGCAGATACTCGCGCAAGTCTTTGTTTTTCTTGGCGATAGGTTCTTGTGAACCTTGGAAGAAAGTGGCTTGTTTCATGATCGTGGGAAGTGTCGGCGGATGCCGTGTTGCGATGGAATGTAGTATGCCAAAAAGAAAGGGGGCTTGCAACCCCCTTGTGTCTTTTAGCTCACTCTTCGTCGGATTGCCAGACGGCATGGGCCACAACGGTGGCAACCGGGCCAAGATGCCGCCAGACGGCCACGCGCATAGCCTCCCAGTCCTCCGTCGAGAACGTCAGGCCCGTCTCGATGACGGCCTTTTCCTTGGCATCCTCTTCACTCTGCATCAGCGCGTCAAGGATGGCCAAGAACTCATCCACGTGGACGCGACCGCGTGGCGTGTGGATAGTCTCACCTTCCACGATGGGCTGATGCTCGGCCACCGCGTCCACGACAAAGCCGATATCGTCGGCCTTGAGCGCCGGGCCGATCTCATCGTCAGCGCAATCCACACCGACGGCAGCGCGGAACATGTCGCACGCTTGCGAATCCTCTTTAGACGCGCACTTTTTGACTAAATCCTTGAACGATTGCAGATTAGCGTTAATCACGCTGAAAACTCCATGACAGGGTTATCCTCGCTCATTGCATCGAGGATGATTAGCAAGGAATCGACAATGTTCGGGCACGTAACTACCAAATGGGCGCGCACGGCCTTGACGCTCTCTTCCCTGCCGGACAGCTTGGCCATATCGTCGTCATGAACGAGATTGACCGAATGTTCCCCGAGAGTGACGCGAATCAATCCCGGGGAAATGTAGCGGAACCTCACTTAAGAAGCCCTTTGATCTTGAAACCGATATGCTTTGCAAGCTTATGATCGGTTCCGCGTGCCAGACCGCGCATCGTGTCTTTCTTGAATGATCCGAGGGCAAACCATTCGGGCACGTCCAGAGCGTTCCGGTAATCCTCCGGCTCAACGATACGGTACTTGATGCCGTCAAAGAACAGATGAGAACGGTTAGGCGACAGCTCCGGATAGACCGCATCAGCACCACGCGCTTTGGTGAGAACGCCATTCATGGACACGACGCCGGCGCCGAGGCGGTTTGCAGCCTCTGCGACGTGCTTGCGGTTGCGTGCGCTCTTCATGGACGCAATGTTCTTCCAGCGGTACCCCGGTTGCATCACGTCCTTGACCGTTTCGAGGCTGGCGCGTGTGCGCTGGCGCACGTTCGTAACCGCCTGCTGCACGTCCTTCAGGCGCTTGCCAATGAAGGTCAGCACGCGATGACGGGAAGCGTTCACGCCGACCTTATCGCGCTCGTTAAGCGCCGCTTTGGCAACAAACATGCCTTTCAAGTACGGCAGAACAAGATCGTACCGGGCGTCAATGACGATCATTTTCGGCTTGAACGACAGCGCACGGTCAATCTCGGCGGCCAGTTCCTCAACGGTCGGACTGCTCCAATCAATCGTGATATGCACGAGACTGGGACGGACCTTCTCGCCGGAAACATCTTTGAGATTGCAGTTGGCTTTCACCGCCGTGACGTGCGTATGCTTGCCCGGCAGGTAGCCGAGAACATCATAGCCGGCAGTTTTGTAGCCGTGCGCCACAAGGCCGAACGTGGGGTTTTGAACGATGACGGTGGGTTTCATTTGTTCTCCAAAGAGAGTTTTACGGATGAAAGAAATCAACGGGCGCATATGCTCATCAGGTTGTTCCGGTGCATTTTAGCCGCGTTTACATATTGCCGGTGAACGGAAGCCATTTCCTCATCAGCAGCATGATCGAAGATGATGCAAAGCCATTCCCCGTCCGCTTTCTGGTAGAGCGAGGCCGTCCCGAATTTCGTGGTCTGTCGGTGCCAGATACGCGCCCCTGCAAGATGCGGTGTGACGCGCTTTGCATACGAGACGATGGCAGCACTCTGCGAGGGGAACACGTCCAAGTTTGCGATTCGGAACGTTCTGTAGGCGATGATCATTTGGTTTGGTTGGAAAAAAGGGAGGGGTTGAATTACCCCTCCTAAGTCTCAGGAGAGACAGCAAAGGAAACTATCATGAGATAGCGGGACTATTCTAGCATCACTCGCACGGCCTCGGTCAAGGATTGGTGCAATCTCCGGCATTCTGAAAACGCCGCCATATTGTCGATATGGTTCCCGATCATTGCATCCATGTCGCCGCGCTCAAGGGCAATCGGCTCCGGGCAATCCTGCAAAAGGGCTTCACTGATTCGGGGCTTTTGGGGTTTCGTGGCTTCCTTGACCGTTCCAGATGCGCAGCCCATCAGCATCAAGAGAACAACGGCCATCAAACCCACGAGTTTCCACGTACTGACGTAGAGTTTCGCGTGCCGCTGCCGCCTCTTTCCGAATACGCGCCGATTCAGTGACATAGTTACGTTCTTGTTCCGTGATTTTGGCTTGCAGCGCCATGACGCGCGCTGCTTCTTCCATGGCTCGGTCATGGGCAGCCGCCGATTCATCGATCAACCGTTTTTGCTCTCGCCGCTCGCAATCGAGGCGCGCCCCTTCGGCGCCACGATAGACCCCGAAAAGATACGCCGAAGAGATTGCCGCAACGACAAGAGCGAAACCCGATAGATAACGATTCATCAGAAGCTGCCACATGATCAAGCCCCGAGTTTGTCGCTCAGAATACGAATCTGATCATGCAAACCGGCATTTTCCTTGGCAAGGTCTTTAACCTGCCGCCGAAGTTCCCGGTTTTCATCTTGCAGGCTTGAAATCTGATCCGAAAGTTTCGTAATCATGTCCTTCATGCCCGCAATTTCAGTTTTCGATTCCTCGCGCTCGCCACGATTGGATTCACGAATCAGGCGGTTATCCTCACGCAGATTGTGAATCGTTTCACGGTAAGCCTCGGCATTTTCAGTGAATGCGTTAGCACTGGCACGAAACATCTTGCCAATGTAGAACGCCACCACGACAAGCGCGCTCACGCCGGTAAGCTTCATGCCTGATGGCAGGGCACTCACCTCTTCCATGATCGAACTTGCAGCCGCCATCACTTCATTTTCCATCGCCACACCTCAACATGCGCCACCATGACGCAATATAAAAGTGTAACAGTGGCAGGAATTCAATTACACACCAGACACAAGGCAAAGAGAGCGACAAGCCAAAGTGTCATCCCGACAAGGCATTTTTTCAGCTCTTTCCGCTTTCTTCGCTCGGCATAGCGCGCCGCCTCGATGTCCATCAATGGGTAATTGCCTTGCTTGGCCGCAACGTACATAATGTCAAATTCGCTGATCATGCTTTGCAAACTCCGTGCCAAAGGAAGCTGAATCAATGGCGTTAACGATATCACACAAAATATCGTCAGTGGCGCACGAATTAGGCTTGAACGTAAGCCCCTGAATCCAATAGGATTTACAGTTCTCGCCGGCCGGAATTTCTCGCGGCACCGGCTCACCCATTCTCTTCCAGAGATAGAAAGCCGTGCATTGCGCGCCGAATTTCCGAAGGTTTCGTCGCACTTCATCGCATTCCGAAAGCGGCAGCTCCAGCACAACGCCGCTTTCGTTTTCGAATCGCCACACATACCCGTAACGATTCAGGTTCATCACTCTTCCACCAGCTCGGCCGTGACCGGATCAGAGAATCGGATCATGTGCTTTGCATACGTGATGACCGTGAAATCGTCCCCGAGAGTGTAGGGACGTTTCACCGGAGAACCTGCGGTCCTTTCGCACCACGACAGGAAATGACGATGGGCATCGTTGATCGTGTGGAACGTGTATTTTGGCCGCCATACTCGACGACTTGCCCTTTGAGTGTAGTTTTCATTTGCGATTTGCCTTGATTTTAGAGACACGGTTGCTCAGGGAGTGCAGATAGCATTCCTTGGCGTCCCGGTAATATGGGGATGCCACGATAAGACGATAGGTTTCCGGAGAATTGAAAAACGCATGCAGACTCAACGTAGCGAAAGTCTCGTCAAGCTCGGCGCGCTGATCCGGCAACAGAACGCCGGTCACGATTTGGAATGCCTTCGTAGACGTGAGAACATCCTGCCAGTTCTCCGGGGCGATGAATTCGACGTTATCCAAGAGAATATCATCAGAACAGCACATCATGGCAGAACTGGAATACATCAGCGCCAGCCGGTTGGCATCACCAGCGTTTGAATAGGCGAACATGCCGCGAGGCTGCACGTCATCATTCACTTTCAGGGGAACGTGATCTCGGTCGGCCTTGTCAAGGTCGCAATACGAAACCACGACAATGAATTTATCGGTCCAGTTCTCGGGTTTGTAGACCGTCGGGCACGTCATGAATTTAGAAATAACATACTCTTCGTCATACGTCAGGTTATCGTGCAGCAGCGCGAATTCAATGCGCCGCTCCAAGTCCTCGATGTTTTTGGAAAGCGCGATCATGCCGGACGCCCCCGGCAGCAGCATATCGGCGGATTCGGCAAACATGCCGAAGGTCAGCAGCTCGGCGGCTTTGTCACGATTCAGGAAGGTGAAGTGTGCAGACATTTCGTTGTCCTTGTGTGGGAAAGTGTGCGGAAAGTATGAACGCAAAAAAGGCGGCCGTCAAGCCGCCTTGTTGCAAAGTTACATCACTTTACACTTTGGAATGCTTAAACACACACTCCCCGGCATCGTTGATGCTCATGTCATCGTAGATCGTCGGAAAGCGATGCTTCAACTGGATGGCAAGGTCACGGACAACCTTCCGGACCTCTTCTTCTGCATGGACACTCGTTCGCAGCTCGATGACGTGACGCCACGTCCGATGGTTGGCCGTCATCAGCAGGTTGTTAGGCTGGCCATTGCCGACGACGCGACGGAACGCTGACGTAAGGGCTTTCTTCTCAGCGAACGGCAGGGAATCGACGCCGGTGGCCTCTTCCATGGCCCGGAGGGCTTCATTCATCCCCTCAATCGCCTTCAGGTAGGCGGCTTTCGCCTTCGGGTTAGCCTCGATGGCGTCCGGAATGTAGAAGGCGTCAATCTCGTTCCGAACGTAGCGCCCGGAAGTCTGCGAGAATGCGGCGCCGGCACGATGTCGCACAAGCTCATGCGTGACGATGCGCGAGACGTTCGTAAACATCACGGACACGGTTGCATGCTCAAGGCAGCTTCCATGTTTCTGGCCGATGATTCCCTGCTGAATGTAATCGTGATTGCTTCGGCCGTTAACCATCGTCAGATTCTTGTTGGCCGCGAGATCGAACGACATATAGCAGCTCTTGCCGGCCAGCTCGATCAGGTTGCAGGCGTCATCCGGGCCGGAAGGCGCCCATTCATAGATGCCGCAATCGGCAAGGGCTTCATCAACGCCGGATTGATCGTAGTGGGTCCACGCGACGATGCGCGCTTTAGGGGTTGCTTTCTTGATTTCCATGGGAATCGTTCACCTCTTCGACGGTCCAGCCGCCACCGTGTTTAATGGGAATGGGAAAAGCGAGTTTTAAGACAAAGGGAAACAATTTGGCCGCTAACTTGATCTTGACCTTAGCGTCATCCTGAAAGATCGCTTTTGACCCTTTGACCTCATGCAGTTCTATCACGCCATCCTGCCGCATCACCGCAAAATCCGGGGTGTAGCGGCATCCTTCGGCAAGCTTGAGGGTGATTGCCTCAAACTCAATCCACGCATGCCCTTGGGCCTGTAGATGGGCGTGATAGGCTGCCTCTGTCTTGTTCATTTGGCCGGCTACGTGACGCATCCGGCCCTTTGCGAAGACTTTACGCATGCTTTTTCATGGCCTGCTTGAAATCGAAAACGGCGCCGGGAAGATTCGCGCATCCGATCTGCTTAAGCGCATTGATGACAGCTGCTTCCAGCTCGATGCGCGGGCAGGATTTCAGACAGTGGCTTTCGGGCTTCGTGACCTCGATGTCATACACGTCTGCGTGATGCCAAGAGATAAAGATGCTTCCGCCTGCCATGCTGATAGCCCAGATTAGCGGGCTATTGTGCGTCCTTTCGTCAGCGTACTTTCGATACTGTCGCCCGGCCTCGCGCTCATCCTTGAATTCGACGCCGGCCACGTAGCGCCCATTCCACGCCAGCACAAAATGACGGGGTGTCATCGTGGTAGCCAGCGTGAACGAGAGCGACAGTTTCCGTAGCAGGTTCATGCAACCGCGTTCAGGCGTTTTGCGCGCTCATTGTAGAACGCACGGTTCTCGGCTGCATTGTTGCCAAACCGGGCCAGACAATCACCATCCGGGCCGTGATAGTGGACACAAAGCGTGCCGTCCGTAGTCTCAAGTTCGCGCACGAAAAAGCCTCCGGGCGCTACGCTTTCGGCCAGCAGGGAATGCGCTTGCAGGTTGGCAAGCCAGATGGCCTCATTGGAAAACTGGCGAAACTCAAACATTGTATTCAGCCTCTTCTTTCAGGTCTTCGGGGTCAATGTCGATGAAATCGATTAGGTCATCGATATGTTTTGCAACCTCTTCGATTGAAGCGACGCCGCGCAGGAAGTCTTCTGCCAAAGCAAGGGCGACGGCGCCGCCTTTAACCTTGATCAGCGACTTTTTAGCGCCTGCAATCATCTCGATATAGTAGGTCTCGCCCTCCGTATCGGTTGCGACGGTCAGGTAACAGTCCGCTAGATCGATATCGAGGATATCCGCCTGATTGTTGATGACCTCTGCCAGCTCATCGTAGGTCACGCTCTCGGTTTCTTCGTAGCCGTCCCAGACGCGGGTTCCGGTACTCATTGAGTATTCGCTCGCGACAGGCGTGACCGTTTGATTTTGATCGTTGATCAGAACAACGTAACCGACCGGGGTATCTACCTTGCGGAACGACGCGAAGATATCGCGGCGCTCGATACGGTTACGGAATTCGCGGGAAACAGTAGGAACGATGACGTAAGTATCCCGCGCAAACAGGCGGCACGTCATTGCGTCAATTTGGGTAGTGATGATTTGTCGATTCATTTTGCCTTGTGTGAGATGGTAGCGCGCATGTATTGGATGTTTTCGCGCTTGTATTCAAAAAAGTTAGCGCCGCCCAGCATGGCGACGGCTTCCGCTTCAGTGATTGCTTTGGCGTCTTTACTTAGCGCCATGAAGGCGTCTCGGTCCTGTTTCGTCAGGAATTCATTCACGCAACGAAACGTTGCCAGACGGGTTTCTTCAGTGGAGAGAGCGAAGTAACGCATAGGGTAAAGGAAAAAAATCCCGGGTTGCCCCGGGATTAAAGTGCTTTGGAGGCAATCAATGAGACGTGCAAAAACCCTGCACGCACCCATTATTATCCTCAAAAATTTTTCGGTGTCAATTACCTGTCGAACCAAAACCGCCTGATCCGCGTGCCGTGTCATTTTCGACAGTTCCGGCAATCATATGCAGGTTAGGCAATTTAATCAGCATGGCTTGCGCAATCCGGTCGCCATGCTTGACGGTAAACGGCTCCGCGCCATCGTTGCGAAGCTTGACCTTCATTTCGCCACGATAATCACTGTCGATAACGCCGGTGCCATTGGACAGGCTAACGTCATGTTTGAAGCCGTGCCCGCTACGCGAGTAGACCATGAGTGCATGACCGACGGGGATATGGAATCGCAGTCCGGTATCCAGAATAGCCGTGCCGCCAGCAGGAATCACCGCCTCAGTTGCCGATTGAATGTCGAAGCAAGCCGCGCCTTCGGTGGCAGGTTTCGGCATGTCGAATACGTCACTCTGGCAGATAAACATGGATTCCTCTACGTCTTGCCAGAATATATGGGACAGGCCAATTTCTTTGCCGCCATTGCGCGCCTCGATATACCCGAAAACAGTCAGGTAATCGATAGATGCACACTCTTCCATGTATGCAGGAACAGATGCAAGCTTCCAGTTCATTTCATCAACCGCTTCCAAAATTCGGTCGCATACAAGATATGCGCCCCAAGGAAGTTTCTTGATGAATTTGAACGCTGCATCAATGATCATTTTGTTATCCATGGTTTTCCTCTTTCGTGGGTTGCTTGAGAACATCGATTAGTTGCTGATCCGGAAGGCGACAAAGGATCGAGAAATCACCGTCTACCAAAGCCGGGAGAAAGACGCATTGCCCGATTGCGAACATGAACGTTTCGATTGAATGTGCCTCTGCGTAGTGCTCGTTTCCAAAGACGTTACGCACATCTCCGACTTGCTCATCCAGCCATCCCCGGAATTCATCCGAGTACGAACGGTAACGATACTTTCCGTCGAGGAAGAAGGCGATGCCGTTCTTTCTTGGCAAAAAGAAGCCTTCTCGATTGGCCAGCACATGAAACGGGTCTACCTTGATTTCAGCCATCAAACAATCCGCGCCATATAGATCGGTGATGACGGGTTGCCATCCTCATCGGTGTACGTATACCAGACCGCCACCGAATCGCCGATGCGTCGGAACGTGAAGTAATCGCCTTCTGACCCGACTACATTGATATCTTCGCCGTGCTTCGATTCGATGCCGTTCAGGCGCTCCGAGAGATCGACGGGCACACCATTCACCGTCGGATTGTTGAGGATGAACGTGGACATTTCATCGATGATCGATTGAAATTCCAGCAGGTATGCCAGCGTCAGCTTTCCGCCGTCGAATTCGATGCCGCCTTGTGTGAATTTGAATGACATTTTTACTCCGTTACGTAGACCACATTACCGGGTTGCTTGATCGGCTTGTCAGCGTGGAACGCGGAAGAGACGCCGATCAGCAGCGCGAAAGCCAGCACAAATCCGACAACCATTCCGACCATGGCCCGGGCGAATTGTTTGTCTGTCATTTACACACCGTCCCCAGCTCGATCATCATGATCGTGCGATGGATGCGGGATTTAACGTTGCCGACGCCTTCGACAACCTTCCACTCTCCCCCGTTTTTTGCAACGGGGCGAACAATCAGCACAGGGCAGCACCTGCTGTTAAGGCGATCTTGAAACACGACAACATCCATGCCAAGCGTGACGCTAAATTCTCGCAGTTCGCGCATCACTCGCTCAAGCGATGCAAGAGACGTAAACGGCAGCAGAAGATATCGATCTTCTTCACCGAATCCATCGCCAGCGGTGAACGGATAGAGTTCCGGGGAGTTTTTAATCATCCCTTTAACCCATCGAGTAGCGCCGTCAACAAAATAACGACGATATCCGATATCGCATTGACCTTCAGCGATGGACGAAAGCTTCATGTCTTCCAGCGATTTCATAATGGACGTGATTCGTCCGATTGTCACTCTTTCGCAGCTCATTTGATTTCCTTAGTTGGATTGTGGGAATGGTCGGGCCTTTTTCGGCATCACTGCTTCTACGGGTGGGGGACCGTAGTATGCTCGATGGTTTCGCCCGTAAACCGATCTACTGCCACGTTCCAAACCGGCCTTATTTCATCCGGAAAGATTCTTCTGGCGTTCACGCTGATCAAGCGCCCTTACCTCAATTCTCTGCCAGTCTACCTGAACCGTCAACCACCAAGCGAAGATTGGCGCGGTAGTTCAGCAGACAATTGTGAGTTTTGAGATACCGCCTTTCTCGTGCTCGATGATTCCGCCGGATCGGGCCTTAACGTGCGCCAGTTGATAGAAACATTCACCGTAATCACCTCGACAGATTATCTTGGCCAGCGTGTAACCTTCGAGGAATTCACTATCTTCCGGCTCAACACGGTAAAGATCAACTCCGTATGCCCGGTAAAGCGTCAGACGATACTGCCTAAAACATTCCTGCCGCTTGCCGATGCTATTCATTCAATCACTCCTTGATTCACTCTGGATTAGACAACCCGCCAGCCTGTCACAGTGAGTTTTGCGCTCTCGCCACCAGATTCAATGATGCCGCCAAATTGCCTTTTCTCTCTACGTAAGTAATTCATGCAGCTCTTGAAGGTTCCTCGATGAACAAAACCATAAAATCTGCAATCTTCGCGGATTTTGCTACCCGCCAATTCTATGCAGAAAAAGCGAACGTCACGGCTTTGGTAATCTGCCACTCTAAACTGACGCGGCAATTCCTGCTGTTTGTTCATGCTCAAATCGCCCGAGTTACCCCGGGCGATCTCTCAAGTCTGATCAGCAGTTCTTGTCAGCGACCGGCTTGCGACGCACGGCTTTACGCTTCACCGGGGTAGGCTTCGGCTTTGCGACGGGTTGCGGCGCGGGCGTCAGCTCATACGCGACACACTCTTGCAGGCGAATCGTCGTAACCATACGTTGCAGCGCGCCACCGGATGCCGCCCCGATGCTGCCGCCGCCAAAATTGGACCCATTCGCCCCGAAGGCAAGCGCGCCACTGGTAGACGTTGTAACGACAGACGTAGTTTCGTGGACGCGGTGGCCGATCAGTTGAATCAGCCCCGGCATGACCTCGACGCGGCGATAGGCAAGCTCGGCAGGCTTCAGGTAATGATCCTCGCCGATAACCTGCTGCGTGTCTTTGAACACACCGATGATGCGGCCATGCACGTCCTCAGCCACGACAACCTGCCGGGGACCGCACGTTGCATCTACCATTCGGGACACGAAAGCCGACGGGGCTGCCACAGCAGGGGCGATGGCTTGCACAGGTCGGATGGAAAGCGTCCGATTGTTGTAGACGTAGCCGCCAGTGGAAAGGGAAGTCTGGGGGGCGACATTCACTCCGCCGACATTGCCGCCGGTTGCGCTGGCGTTTTGGTTTTGCTGCTGCTGCTGCCATTGGCTGCCGCCAGAAGCGTTAGCGTTACCGCCGGTTGCGTGCGGCTGCATGGTCACATTGTCGCTGTTGGTTTTGCAGGCATTCACGCCGACACAATCGGCGCCGGGCGTGTTGGTTGCATGGGCGAGGCTGGCAGCGGCGAACAGGGAAATGGCGATGATGGTCTTTTTCATGATGATGGTTCCTTGTGATGGGGGTTGATGGTTACTGCTTCTTGGCGCAAGCGACGCCGTAGTTAACGTAAGAAGACACTTCGTCTTCATGGTTTTGCGGGTTGCTGATGATGTCCCGCGATGTTTCGGCCGCGTTACGCATGTAGGTTGCAAACTGGCGCGGCGAACTACTCAGCATCGTTTGGAATGTTTCGTCCTCGATCTGCTTCAGAATGGCACACGATGCGTAAGTGTGTCGGATTTCCGATTCCAGCACGGCCTTACGGGTCATATACCAGTACATCAAGTGTCCGACCGCATCCTGCTCGGCATCGTTCGGTTCCTCGCGGTCAGTGGCCAGCCAGCGGAAAACCGTGAAGTAGGCGTCACTGATTTGCCGTGCCGTCGGGGCGTCCTGCATCGAGAACCACGACGATTCCAATTTCTCATCCGGTGTCGTGCGGATATGGCCGACGATCATTTGCGGCTCAACCTCTTGCGCCTTGACCGGGGCATCATCACGGGCGCGGCGCGGTTCATCTTCCTTACTCGGCGCTTCGATCTTCGGAGGCTGGGATTCCAGTTTCGGCGCTTCCGTCCGATCAGGGGCATTCACGGTCGAGGCCGGCGAATCGGACCCTCCACCGCAAGCGGCGAGGATGGCAGCGAGGGAAACGGCAAGAATCGTGTGTTTCATGGTTTTCCTATCGTGGGTTTGTTGGATCAGTGTTTGGAAGTGTATTGAAACTTTGCGAATCGGTCAAGCGTTTTTTTCTTCGGCGTCCATCCGGTCGAAGTTTTTGTAGTAATCCTGCACTGCCTCGCGCCACGAATCCGGGCGAGTGATCATGCCGCGCTTGACCTCAGCCATGATCCGGCCGGCGTAGTCCCGGGGGCCAAAGGACCGTTTCATGTTTGCCATTTGCTCACGGATACGGGCCGGGCTTTCATGGGTCGATTTGCCATCCGGGCCGGTGCGGAACACGACGGTATTGGAAGCCAGATACCACACTTCCAAGCCTGCCAAAGCGCGGGCTTCATCGTCGGTCATGGCGCGGTCTGCCGGCTCACTGACAAAGCGGGCCATCGTCATGTACGCGCTCACAAGGCCGTCGATATCCAGCCGTTCGGTTGGCTGGACGCTGGCAACGTCTGTTTGTTTTTGCTCGATGATCTCGCCGGAGAATTCGACGGCAAGCGGGTTGACGGGTTGACCGGCCGAGGCGCCGCCACCGCCGCAAGCGGCCAGAGTGGACAGAATCGAGAGAACGAGAAGAGTGCGTTTCATGATTTCGTGGGATGTTTTGTGAATCGATGGGGAAACTTTAAAGCTTCGGCCGGTCAGTGTCAACGCTTTTTGTGATGAAGCAACATGCCCGGCGACTTTCAGCCGCCGGACGGTCGATTACTCTGCCTCAATATCCCAATCAGCGTAGGAATACCAGAGTTCGCCGATATAGTCCTCGTCACTCACCGGGCACTCCGACTTACGGTTGCCGACGATCTCGTCTTTGTCGCCGAGACGCGCCGTCACGCCCGGGATGGAATTCAGCCACGACACGAACGATTCATGCTGAACGCCATAATTCCCGAATCGATCAATCGAGTATGTAACCGGCGCTACATGGAATTCGCGCATGTCCACCGACCGATCCAGATACTCAGACCAGATTGATTCCGCGTTCTCAAGATGCGACGCTTTGGCGAAGTCGTAAGCAAGGTGAATCGCTTCGACGTAACCCTCTTGGTTCCATGCCCATGTTTTCATCATCGAGAAAGCTTCATTCTCGTTGATTTCCCGCACTTTCAGAATGGTCAGCATGAACGAGTGTGCGTCTTGCTGCGGATCGATCTCTTCGATCTTTTCGGCCAGACCTTTCACGATGGCCAGCCGCTCAACGATGGCCGGGGATTTCAGGCCGGAAATCTGCATGGCGCGGTCTTCGGCGGCTTCGTTCTCGGCAAACAGAACGGATTGAATGTTACGAGCGTTCCGGGCATTCAGGGACGAAACGACGATGATGCGGGGGGAATTGGCTTGCATGATGTTTCCTTGTTCGTGGGATGATGTTTGGTGAATCAGTGAGGAAGATTATGGGGCATTGATGTTTCGCTGTCAATGCCCGTTGTTTTTATGATGATCAGAGTTTCCTGCCGGTTTTTTGATCAATCACGAAACTGTAATCATCCGTCCGTTTGTTGATATGCCGCGCCTGCAAAACAGCCTCTTCACGGTTGAAATATTTGCCAAATTCTTCGTCATGTTCCCCAGAACCCGCCACATAAACAACGTACCGGCCATACTCTGATTCAAAAGCGGGGTCATTCACATCTGCGATGCGCTGGAAACGATTCGTGCAAAACTCATAGCGCCCGACGATTTGACCGTCAGCAAGGAAGCGAACATCCAGCCAGCCGCGACCTTCCATGATGGAACGGATATATGCTTTTTCGGTGCGGGTCAGGTTGTGGGCCAGTTCGTACATGATGTTTTCCTCGTTGGAAGTGTTGGCGTGTCCGCCGTGTCGATGAGTAGAACTATACAGACAACGTTCCGAAGATGCAAGAAAAATTTTTGAACGTGTGTTTTTTCTCAAGGCACGATGCAATCCAGCAACGCAAACATGCCGTGCTCTTGCGCGTAGTCGTTCGCGTCATAGTTCGCCGGCTTGCTCTCTGGAATGGGAAAAACACTGACATTACAATAACTTGCAGCAATCTGGCGCATCTTTTCCTCTTGCCCACGGTCCGGAACAATGCGGAAGATTGCATCAAGGTGGCGCATCATCGCCTCGCGTATGACCGTCTCCGTGCGCCCACAACCGAACGTGACGATAGCTGCGACACGCGGCGTGGCAATATGGGCCACCGCTGCGAAACAGGACAAGATGGCCCACACCTGCCCGATGCCCTCGGCCAGATAGATGATCTCCGGCTCCGGATGCCCCAACATCAGGTAGGCGCTTCCAAAACCACCGGGTAGGTTGAGTTTCGAGGGCTTGCCCTTGGCTTTCATCTCGCGGGCGCGCTCCGGTGGCGCGATCATCTGGAACGTTTTCAGGGTCTCGCCCTCGTAGGCCGGAACCGCGAGGAACCCACCGATACGCTCGCCCATGATCCGCATCGAGTGACCGGCCGGGGCTTCAAATAAGCCGGCCATTAACCGGGCTTCCGCGCCCTTGGCCAGCGCGTAGGGATGATTTGCAGTGGCCGGCACCAGCGTTCCCGCCAGTTTCTGCACGTCAATCATGCGCCGCTTAGGTTCAGGCGGCAGCTCGCGTTTAGGCGGTGGCTGGATGGCCTTGTCAGTGTCTCCGCGCCAGCCGTTATCCATCGCCATTCGATACAGGCTGCTGATGCTGATCGGCCCGCGTTTGAACGAACGCCAGACCGACGCCGTTCCGCGCTTGTTGTACGTGCCGCCATTGGCGGACCAATTGTCGAAGGCGTCGAACGGCATGCCGGCAGAGTGAAGCGCCATACCAATCCTCACCCATTCATCCCTTGGCAGGTCAGCGGGGATGAACGAGAGAGCGGAAAGGATGCGCTGGGGATCGAGGGATTTGTCTTCCATGGGATCAGTCTTGGTTGATGGAATCTATGTACTTTGCGACGGAATCGGATGTTACCGGGATATGGCGCTTTTGCATAGCAACGCGCACTAGACGCGCCTGCTCTTGAATGTAGGAAGGGTGAACATGTTTCACACCCACAATTTCAGTGCCGCGCCGTATAAGCTCGCTGCTTATTGGCTTCTCACTGCACACGGACGCGATGAAAGCGGTACGGCACTCCCCATTGATCAGCGGGAACCAATACAAATCACGCGGCGCAACCTCACCGGCATTCCGGGCCTTCTTCGGGTACTTTTCCACGTCCGTATCCCACGCCACTGCCCCGACGTTGAACCCGTCTTCCGTAATGCGCGTCACGGCCTCATCAATCGATGGATAGCCTAAATCGTTCACCGCCTTAGCATTCAACGTATAACCAAACTTGCCGGCCAACCCGATCTTCAGGAAGCGCATTCCGGTTTTGTTCATCAGCACGCCGGCATCATGCGTCTTGCCGTGCCAAAGCCAAAGCTTGGACGGGTTGATATAGCGGTGGCGCTGCACAACCATGGCTTTAAGGTTCGATGCCTTAGCAGCCACCATCAGTTCCTTTTCATCGACAGGCGGAAAGCGGAAACCGCAAACAACGTTCGCGCACACGTCCGCATCGATGTCGTTATCGAGGCCGCACGATGGGCACGTTTTGACCTTCGGAAGGTTGGCCTTGATCTCGCGCTCCCGGGCCTTTGCGCCCTTTGGGATAACGGGCATATTGATTGGCCCATTGCGGCCAATGTTCCCCGCAAAGTCCAGCACAAGGCAATTGATCTTGCCCGGATGCACACGTGTGCCGCGCCCCAGCATCTGCACGTGAGACGCTGATGATTTGGTAGGCTTCAGCAGCACGATTACATCAACGTCTGGACAGTTAAAGCCCGTCGTCAGCGATGCGTCAGAGACGATCCAGCGATAGATGCCCTTTTTGAAGTCGGCGATGCGCCGCTGATTCTCGGCGGTTGCAAGCTTCGAGTGAACATAGGTCGCCTTCTCTCCCAGCGCCTCGATAGCCTCGGCTACACGCTCGCAGTTCTCCGTGCCGGCGACAAACACCATTCCATGTTTGCGATCCTTGGCCAGCTCCAAAAACTCAGGCACGGCATCGGCTACGGAACGCTCGACGGCTTCGGACAGGTCCGATTGGTTGAAATCCCCGGCCTGCGTGCGCACACCGGAGAGGTCAACGTGCGATGACGTCTCTTGAGTCACCAGCGGCGACAGATAACCCTCATCGACAAGGCGCGTGAAGTCTGGCCCGGTGCAGAGATCGTAGGCGATGCCGTCAAAGATCGGGTTGTCCACTTCCCATAGCAGCCCCTCGCCTAGGCGCCAATAGGTCGCCGTCATGCCGATAACGGGCATCTCAGGGCGATGGTAGCGCAGTGCATTGATCAGCGTGGCGTAGCCGCTTTTCGGGTCGGATGACACGCGGTGGCACTCATCGATCAGCAACACGTCACGCGGGCCAAGTTTCCCGGGGTTGCGCATGAGTGTGCCGACGGAGCCGAATACAACGTCTGCTGCCCAGTCCTTTTTACTGGAAACGGAAGCCGACACGACGCCTACGCCCTCGCCCTTCTTCCAGTGGGTCACGTAGTCCTGATGGTTCTGATCCACCAGAACGCCGGTATGCGTGGCGATGACGGCGCGGTTGATCTTGCCTGAATCCAGCATGTTCCGGATGATGGCGGCAGCGGTATGGCTTTTCCCGCTACCTGTCGGTAACCCCAGTACCGGGTTTTTCAAGTCCGTATTGAGGACGGCATCAACCGCGTTTTGCTGATACCAGCGGAGGGAAACGGTCATTTGTTGATGACCTCATGAAGCGTGGGCATATGGAATTCCGGGAACAGGATGATGTCGCGGTTCAGGGTCCAGCATGACGATTGAATGCCGGTCACGCTGTCCACCTGCCGCTGGGATTCGACAAGCATACCATTCCCGCCGCGCCCTTGGGACAACAGGTTACGCACGGAAGCCGTAGTCAACGTCTGGCGCCCGATTGTGACAGTTCCTAACGACGTAAAAATCTTCTGGATGATCTCGTTGGAGAACTGCCAGCGCGACGCATCCAGCGTGCGTAATCCCAGACGGTTCTGGAAATGCTTCCCATTGATTGTGCCTTCCTTCCGATACGTTTCCAGCATCGAAAGTACCCGCTTCATGATCGCGGTCTCGTCCCCGTTAATGGCCAGATTGAACATCGGGGCAGCGCGCATGAACATCTCATGAACGAACGACATGGCCCAGCGCATCAGGCGGTACGTGACAAGCGGCTTGTCATCCTCGGTCACTGCGTTATAGGCGGCGACGATATGGGCGATCTTCGCGCCATGGGCTGCGATACGGATACGCGCATCACTGTCGAAGTCGTTATAGCTGCGAATCCCACGATACACACTGTTTGCGTGTCGGAACAATTCCAGTGCCTCGGGCTCGCATTGCAGCTCAATGAAGCGCGGCAGCTCGAACCCGTCATCCTCGGATTCCGATGGCCGGTTGGATGCAAGGTAGGCGTGTGCCAGATGGTAGATATGCCGCTCAACCGTACCCGGCTCTACGTAATCATCCGACACGCTATCCGACGGTCCGCGCTGCTCGATGACGGGCACGATACGGGACAACAGGCCACTACCTGACACGCCCTTGTTACAGACAAACTGCACAAACGGCCCGATCTGCGTATCCGCGATAAGCGAGAACGTGTAGTGACGGGGGAACGGCACTTTTTGCCGGCCGCGCACCGGGGTAAAGCGCGTGATGTCGTTTGAAAAAGCATCAAACCGCGAACGCATGATGTCGTGGAACGTTTCGGCCGCGTACTTGTCCGACATTTCCGCCGACAGGAAGAACTTGCTTTGATCCTCGACAAACACGCACGAAGACGGCGCGCCCACTGCAAAGGGGTGAATCTGCGTCATTGCGATAGGACAAGTGCTGATGAACGGAACGTCCTGCCCCTTGATCTCTTTTGCCAGCTCTTGCCCGACGATGCGCATGTAAGGGGTGAACGACGCTGATTTGCCAACGCCCGGTGCGCCGACAATCGAGACATAGAGACTTCCCACCTGCCGATGATCGAACGCACGCCCAGACGTGTAGCGTCGCCCCAGCAGCCCCGAGGCCACGCCAAGCATGGCGCCTATCAGATACGAGAGACGAATAGGCGCGCCCTCGGACGTGATCCGCTGGGACATTTCTGTAACAGCCCGTCCGAACGGGGTATCTGCAATGTCTGCATAAAGGTCCACACCGGAAAGACGCGCTGCCCCGGTAAACAATTCCTCTTGTTCGGCTTCGTAATCCGTGACTTCTGGCAATGCCTCGGGTGCCGCCTCGACAGGCGATGCCTCTACGGCTGCAATAGCGGGCTTTTGAGACGTTTTTTCTTCCGGTAAGGCATCCACCACCTTACCTTCTTCCTCAGATACCCATGACGGCACGAATAGTTCGCCGTAGGGCTCGTATGCCTCGCTTTGCTGCATCATGGCCTCGGTGTCATAGTGCCGGCTCTCAATCGTCATGCAGTTGCCGATGTTTTGAACCGTCATCAACGTCTTTGCGCGGTCATTGAAGACGTGAGGGAAACGGGCCATGACCACGCGAACGGTTTGCGCAACGTTCCCACTGATCGACAGAATGTCGCGGATGACGTGGGCGCGGGCAGCGCCGACAGACCCATAGAACACTCCGATTTCATCAGCATTGAACGCGGCAATGTCGTTCGTCCAGTCCGGCAGCCGCTTGATTACATCCTCGTCGCTCGAATCCTGCGGCGCGTCCAGCAGCGCATAGTTGATTCGATCTCGTTCCGTCGGGTTGGCGCCAAGGAAATTGGCCACCATTGACAAGGAACCCATTCCAACAGGGAACGTCGAGTAATCGATTCCATCCATCACGTACCCGTCGCCCGTCACAACGACGAAACCGGACGTGTAGTAATTGATCGACGGATGATCGACCACATCCAGACCTTGCACGGCCTCATAACCCCAGATATGCACGGCCTTGCGGTCCGCCGTGTACTCGGCGTATGTCGGCTCATCGGCCAGCATCTTTGCCACGTCCTCGGGCAGGTTGCCGTCGGCGTCCAATTTCACGTCAAGAATGCAGATACCGTCCTCGCGGGTCAGGAACGCGCCAATGCGCAAATTCTTCTGCCGAGATTCCGGCTTGGTCTCGATCCAGTCCAGCAGGTCGGGAAGGCGCGCCGCCCAGTCACCCGGCCGGACCATCGAAGGCTTACCGTCCCGGTCGATGACATAGGGTTGCTTCGGCTTCATGGTTGTCGTGCGGGTAGCCGACGTGACGGCCCACACCGGGGCACTGAGGTTCAGTGCTTTCGTGATGTTCTCGTAGCTCATTGCTTCTTCCAAAGTGAAGGGGATGCCCAATGGTCCCACGAGACCGGCCGGTTAGTCAAGATCGCTGATGCTTCCCAGCAACCGGTACTGACCGTCTATCCATAGAGAGCCGCCCCAGCAGCGATGGGCCGTCAGGCCCTTCTGGTAGTCCGATCTATCTACCAGTGAGAGCGCCTGATCTCGGGAAGTTCTCACCCCGAATAATTCGCGCCGAATTTCCGGATGCTCCCCCAATAATTCCGCCCGAATTTTCCATACCAGCCACCCCGGGTCTAGACCCCTGTAGCCGGCTGGATGAGGGCAATATTTCTACCCCCTCCCCCCG